TTCAGGTCACCTGTATCAGTCCAGATGAGTGACTGAACCGTGTATCCGGAAGTCAGGCCGGCACCGATAAGAAGATTTTTAACGCGCTGATGCATCGGAGGATTCACAAGCTCATCTCCTTTTTAATGGTGCGGTCGATGAGGTCGCGGGTATCCTCGAAGCCTTTAGTCAAAAACTCCTTCTGAGCCGTTGCCCGGCGGAATGTTTGCGGCACATTCGGATCGTGAACATAAACCGCATAGTTAGCCGAGTAGCCCACGCGCCCGGTTAAACGACCACCTTTGATGTCGAGCTCTCGATACTGGCTGTTGATGAGCGTGGACGTGTCGATCGGCGTATAAAGTGCCGCCTGTGATGAGCCGATGATTAATGCGCTCTGAATAGCCCTGACAGCCTTCCTGCCCTGAATGTCGCCAATCAGTGCATTGAGGTTATGCTGAGCCTGACGGATGCCGCGAACTTTTACTCCCATATCAGCCCCCCGTCAGAATCGCATAATCATCAGTCAGACGCTCAAAGGTGTCCGCATAGCGAATAGCCTGCATAACCTCATCAGCACCCGCTGCGATCGGGTCAGGATTGCCCGAAGCACCAATCAGGATGTAATCACCGGTATCCACCAGTGCGTACTCCGTCCATATGGTGTTCTTTACCACCTTCTCGCCACCAATCGCCCCTAACCGCTTACTCAGGCCACCCTGATAGTCGCAGGCAATCACCAGCGGTTCAGACCAGCCAAGAGGATCGCCATACTCATCCAGCCCCAAAGGCTTCCAGATGGTCGCCTGAGCCGTGTATGACCAACTGGCTAAAGATGACATGTCATTCCCTCCAGCTGATTACAGTGGGCTTTTCAGCAGCAATGCGAGGACAGTTAATCCGCCACTCGCCAGCCTCGTTAACGTATCCGGTAGTCTGAGCGCCCCTGTCGGTTTTCACCCATACCCGGCTGAATGCCTTAGGAAGCCTTTCCGAAACAGGAACCCACATCAGCAGCCCCCCACAACATCAAAGAACCCAACGCTGTTGCCTACATCAATCGGCAATAAAGACGTACAGCCAGACGTATCGAGCGCAGCTAGCGTGTTACGCATGGTCTTCACATCGCCGCTGTAATCGAACGATCGGGACGCCCCTGAAGGCGCTGACTGTGATTTAATGCGCTGGCTGTATGCGGTGATAGCCATCAACGTCACGGCGTACACCTGAATCAGCATCAGATCGCATTCATCGTAGCCAGCCGCCTCCAGGCACATGCTGATACTGCCTAACTTGCACAGATAGGCATCAATCATGAAATCCGGGACCGCGTAACCCAGCGCAGATAACTGCTGTTTAACCTGCGCCGCCGTTATCTGCGCCATGATTACTTCGCCTTCTTGGTTGCTTCTGCCAGCGCCGCGGCTGCTGTATCAGCGCGTTTATTCGCTTCATCCAACTCAGTAGCGTGAGCGGTCTTCAACTGCTCCAGCGCGGCGGCATGATCTTCGTCTTTAGCCGTCAACGCTTCCTGAGCGGTCTTCAACTGCTCCAGCGCGTCATTCAGCCGGGTCTGTAGTGCATTGGTATCGGTGCTTACTGGCGCTGATGGCGTAGCAACTTCGAACACCAGTTTTTCGCTGGCCTTCTCTTTTGACGCTTCAGCCCTGCCCTGCTCGACCCACTTTTCAGCGATCGCGCTGTCAACGTCATAAACCTTACCAACCTCCAGTTTCTGGAAGTTGGCACCGGCAAAGAGGTTTGCTGCAATGATCTTTACAAGTGCCATGATGTTTCCTTAGCTCGATGCGTGGATGACAGAGAAGTGACCGTTGATGTCCTGCTTAACCATCAGTCCAGCAGCACCCCAGGTGCGCCAAATGTAATCGCTGTTGTAGAACTGGCGTGGGTCAGCAACTGTACCGAATGCCTGACCTACGATTGGCGCAATAACACCGGCGGCCAGCGGAACAATTACGATTTCGTTACCTGACAGCTCAGAGTCTTCTTTGATGGCTGAGATACCAGCCAGTTTTGCGATCTCTTCCAGCACGGTTCGAAGCGAGTTCACGTCGAAATACTGCTCCCAGTTCGACATGATTTCCGCCGACACATACCAGGTCTGCTGGCCGTATTGCAGGTTTTGCAGCTTCATCACGTCGCGCAGTGCGATTGCACCGGCACGCATGGCTTTCACATCGGTGCTGGTTGCAAAATTAACGGTCAGCGTCACCTGAGCAACTCGCTCATCATGGCGTAAGCCCTTCCACGTTTTGCCATCGAAGTTGATGTAGTTGCCCGCTGCATCGCGGAAGCCTTCCCAGATGTAGTCGACATACTGACGACGCACATCATTCACTGAACCAGCCTGAGCATCGGCCAGTGAAGACAGTGCAGAGCCTTTGTTGAAGACAGGATCACGCCAGTTGAACTTGAAGCCGGAATCATGAATTGGAACCATGGTGCCGTCGAAGGTGTAGCTCTTCGCATCCAGAGCCGCACCAATCTGACCGGACATAGAAGTGTGAGCCCAGCCGCGACCGCCGGTGCGAGCGTACTCATAAACTGACTCTTCCAGACGAACTGAACGAGACAGTGGCATCAGGTCGTTCAGCAGCGTGAACTCGGTGTTTGGCTCAAACTCAGACAGAACAGTCTGGTCATAAGCTTTGTACAGGCGACGAATGTCATCAACAGCGTTTACTGCATCCAGTACCGGGGCATTGGCAGCTTCGCCGCGCACACGTGTACGGGCGATGAAATCAGCTACTGCCTGAGCGCTGGAATTGCGGGCAAACTGAAGCTCCTGGAACTGAGCAGTGTTAGCCTCAAGGTTCCGCGTCTCTGTCGCCTTTTTAGTGGAAAATACAAACATTCGGTGCTCCTTACTTAATGACAACGCGCAGGAGGTCACCTGCTGTCGCGATGGTGTATGGACGGTCCTCTTCCACGTAAGCGCGGACAGACTCGTCGGCTGCAACAGCTTTCACGCGACCATTTGCGATCGACAGTGGCTGGCCTTTGGTATAAGTGCCGGTTGCCGCTGGTACGTTGAAGAACACACCAGGCGTTGGGTGCATCGCTACAACCCACTCACCAGCCAGAATGGTGTCATCTACCGTTTTGCAGCGCAGGTAGTCATAGTTAGCGACATACAGGATCGCCGGCTCATTGCCTGCAACTGATGCGGTGAACTTCTTCGTGGTGTTATCGAAGAAGCCGATTGTGCCGGGCTTAGTGTCAGCAGCCGCGGCGCCTTCACGATGAAGTTGCGGGTTGGCGAAGATGCCGCCCGCGTGAATTACGTGCTTTCCGTCTTTGGCCATCATTTACTCCGGCATTTCGCTTACTGATTGATTGGTAGCGGTCTGACGGAAAGAACCGTTCAGGCCGGTAGTGGTCTGGCACTGCGCATAGAGGCCGTCCAGTGCTGCGCCATCAAGAGCGTTGACAGCCAGATCGTCCAGGCCAAACTTCGCTTTAACGGCAGTGCGTTTTTCGCCCTTTTCTTTGTCGGCATTCGCGATGATCTGACTGTTGATAGCCAACACCTGCTCACTCAGCAGCTTCGCCCAACCCGGCATTTCTTCAGAGTTGTTTGCAGACTCTTTGGCTTTCTTATCGTCAGCCTCCTTCTTCTCCCGCGCAGCCTTCTCTTCAGGAGTCTCTTTTTTGTCAGCCGCTTTTTCAGCAGCCATCTGGTTATATGCGTCCATCAGCTCGGCATCGGTTTTGCCTTCAGTCGGCTTACCAGCTGCTTTCAGCGCATTTACGATCAGCTCTTTCATCGGATCTCTTTCTCCGTTGGTTTTAATTTCGTACTCAGTAGGTTTGCGCACGACTTCTTGTGGTTCGCCGACGAATTGGGCTACGCCTTCATCATCGATGAGGTACTTCTGTTTGAAATAGCGGGTGTCATCGCGGTAGATGAATGTGTCCGGCCACACTGTTTCGGGCCAGAGCCAGTTATCATCTGTACGGCCTTGGCGAAGCTTGTCGCTGATGGATCGCTGGATGTCGTCGAATGAGAAACTGGAGGCATTGGTGAAGAAGAATTTCGTTTTATTCAGCAGCCCCTCGCGGGTGCAGTCTGCAGCATCAGCCAAACTGGCGATCTCAATTTCCTGGTCATCACCTTCAGCATTAACGAAGATGCCAACACCCTCTCCCGGCGTGCCCGCCCCTGGCTCATCAAGCAGCACGGCCACGTGGTCGAACATCATGTTGGTAGCGATTTCAGTGTATTTTTTACCCTTCGACTCGCCGTTAGCTGCGATTCCAGAGTAAAGAAGCCCGGTTGAAATGTGGATCGGGTCAACATTGGTGCCAGCGGCCATCTCATCCAGTCGATTCACCAGACGCTTACCCTTTTCACTGGATTCGGCGTAGCGTCGGTCAACGTACATGTCGCCGGTCACCTTGCCGCCTGCGTGACTCACGTTCTGAAGCCATGCGCCAACGTGGTAGTTGTTCACTGCGCGAACATCTCGAGCTGAGACGTGTTTTCCGTCTACCTTTGGGTGACCCAGGGGCATCGGGTTTCGTTCGAGCGTGTTATACGCCTTGCCAATTTCTGCTGCCGGGTACAACTTCCGATTCATCACAATGTCATCAACGACAGGCGTGATGCCGCGAACCACAATGTGTGGTTTACCGTCGATGGTTTCAGTGGTGATGTTTGAAGCGGAGTTGACGACGGTCAGCACGTTAACGCGGTTGCGCTTCATGCTGTGTCCTCATGGGGTGATCGACTAAGCGGCCTGAAGCCACTCTTTGCGCTCATTGGCCAGCCTTTCAACCAGGCCAGTATTAACAATGTTTCCTTTGGCATCGACTAAAACCGGAATCTGTGAGCAGTAGCAGTGATAGCGGTTGCCGTTGATGCTGTACCACTCACGAACCTCTTCAACTGTTCGAGTCTTCCCGTGCCAGAAAGCGTGCGATGTTCGGGTGGTTGGCTTTAAGGCAGATAAGTGAAGCAGCTTGGTGTTTAGGCCCAGCCTTTCCCTCGCCCAGTCCGTTTCTTGCCACTGAGCTTCACGCAGCGCACCTACCTGCTCGGTCTGAGCAATGTTCTTAGCCTGCGCCATACTCACATCGAGACGCTTACTGATAATTTGCGCCGTCTCACGTGGGTTGATTCCCCGGCCAATCGCATCGGATATCACGTTAGCCAGGTCAGCACGGACTGCATCGCTGATGCCCTTCCATTCGCTATATGTAGAGACATACGCGGCTGCGATCTGGTTCTGGTATGCAGGGCTACTAAGCAGTTGCGCCAGGGTGGTTTGCTGCTCGTAAATCGGCGACTGCACGGACAGATTGGTGAATGCCTGATGAGTGCCGCGCTCATACTCTGCCGCGACGTACTGCAGCGCCCAGAGGTTCTGGCTACCCCCATCGAGAAGAGCATCATCCAGAATCAATTGC